GCTTGCAATTTGTTTAATATAATGGATAATTCTTGAGCGTAGAATACCGTTCCATTTTGAACCGAAGCCGTGATGTTTTCTGTAAGAGAAGAAGTACCCGGTACCAATTCATACTTGCGGAAAACTTTTGAAGCTTGCTTAACTACTGCCGTAATAACGCCAGAAGCTTGAGTAACAGAAGTTACGTTTTTGGATTCAATGAAATAAACTTCGGTAATTCCACCTAAAGAGTCTCTACAATCTAATGTATATCCTTGAGTCAATGCACAAGCCATATTATTTTTCTTTAAAGTGTTAAAATTAGGGGAGTCCAATCCAATGGAATCTCCCCGAACCTATTTAAGCTAAGATGAAATCTACTACTTCAGCAGGGAATGCAAAGTTTACACCCATTTTGAACTCAGATACAAAACGAACTTGATCTGCTTCTTTAGCGTAGAACAATTCGAAACGCTCTTCTTCGTTCAATAAATCAGTACCTAAGAACAAGTTAGACAAACGAGTTGCGTAAATCTTAGAAGTTCCATTCAATCCCGGAGTTGCTACTACCTTGATTTGAGTACCCGGTAAAACAAACTCTGAATCTGCTGCACCGTCAAAAGTATAAGCGAACAAGTTAGCATTCTTTAATGCGATAGTGTAAGTGCGGAATACGTCTTGACCTACCATGATAGCTACATCGTCTTTTCCTACAATCTCAGCTGGGATAGCCTTGTAAACCGCATCTAAAACTGCAATTACTACACCAGCAGTAATGCCAGCAGAAGCTGCCAAAGGAGTTCCGTAGAATCCAGAAGTATTTGCGTGAATTACTGAAGCCGAAGCAGCAGCTACTAACTTAGCTAAACCGTCAAACTTGTTCAAGTTTACGTTAACTGAAGTAGTGTCTCCTTGCCAGATAGCAGTCTCTAATTGAGCAGCAATCTTGTCAGCCTTACGTTGTGAGTACTCAGCAGCGTAAGCAGTAGAATCGTAAGTAGAACCAGCAGTTAATGCTTTCTGCAAGTACTTAGACTCTAAATCTTTCGGGCAAAGTGCCTCGTTAACCTTAATCTTACCAATCGTAACCGTACGTTGTGTAAAAGAAGTTGAACCAGAAGCAGTAAATCCACATGAACCACCATCTTGGAAGATAGCGTCTGTGTCCATGATATTAATTGTCTCTGCTGATTTTACTCCTAACATTACGTTTCCTTGCGCTTTAATCAAAGAAGCCGTTTTTGCGCCTAATACAGAAGAAGCTACTAATTGAGCTACGTTTTCTTCCGTGTAATTTGCTAGTGTGCTTACTACAAATGCCATTTTTTTTTAATTTAAATTGTGATTTTTTATTTTACAAATTTAGCCATGAAGCGATCAACCTTGTCCGCCTTTGACTCTGTTACTTTAAATGATTGCTTAGGAGCTTGAATTGCGTCTGCGCTAGGCATCTTTGCTAACTCTTCTACCAAAACAAATACTTTTTCAAATGCTTGATTAAACTTACCATCCATCTCGTCCAACTTAGCTTTTAAAACTTCGTTTTCTGCTTTCAAGTAATTAATCGTTGCATCCATTTCGTCGAATTGATTTGACATGTCCATTTCTTTGTCTTTTTTCAATTCATCTTCTACCTCTGGCATTTCAGCTATTGGAGATTCGATCCCTTCGACCTTACCTTCAACTACTGAGACCATAGTACCATCTACTAATTCGTACTCGCCATTAGGCGCAGCAACCGCATTACCAGACTCGTCTACTAGCATCGCATCTGCACCAATCTCTAAAGATGACAAATCCATTTTGCTACCATCCATAAGATCGTAGGTTTCGAATGTCAACTCAGTAGCTGGCTCTTGCGCTACCTCTTCAGCTTGCACTTCTGTTTGACCAGAAAGCAATACTTTGATTTGCTCAATTCCTTCTTTTACCGTCATTGTGTTTTACTTTGTGTTTATAAATAAATTAATCTGAATACTTTATCGTTTAACCTGCTCAAGAATATCTACAATCTTAGACCACATCGCCTCTTCTACGCTTATAGATTGCTTCTCTTTTTTGTAGTTAAATATCCCTTCAACTGAGAATCCCTTAAACTCTCCAGTCTTAATCTTTTGCCAAACATCCTCGTTCTCTACCTTAAAGCTTCCGAACCAAGAACCTTCTGGCGCATCCTCGAATCCTTTCATTGGAGAAATACCTCTTGCAGAATCTACAATAAATGACTCGTACAAAGTTATACCGTCAACTGCTTGCGCTTCATCATGCATTAAGTTTACGTTTGACTGATAGCCTTTCTTAAAAAACTTCTGTGCTATCTTTTCAATCGTTTCTTTTGTAAACGTTACATAGTATTCGCCATGCTGATCGTTACGGTAGATAGGAGTATCCGCAAGCATTAAAGCGCCTGAGACTATGCGTCTGTCTTCGGATTGGATAGCAAAGTTATTACGAGCTTCTTTGAACTTTAAGAAGTTGCGCTCTATTGCTGGTCTGTCAACTAAGGCCACAAAGTCTACCTCTGCTCCATCGTTTAAATCGTCGCTAATCTCTAGCTGATAAATTGGTAAATCCATAATTATATTCTTGCTGCGTTTTCTATTCTTCTAATTCTCTTTTGACTTCCAGTAATATCCGACTCCACGACATAAGCTCTAGCTACTACGTTGCTAATTGTGTTTAAGCTTGCAGCATCTAAAGCCGTTGGAGATGCTGGAGTAAACGTTGGTGCTACCGGAGCTGAAGTACTAAGCCCAGCAATACTTGGTGCTGCGCCTCCACCTGCCGAACCTCCCGGAACAGATTGAATAATTGACCTAGCCTTTGCAATGTTAGTTAAAATCTGAATTAATCCAGTAGCATATTGCAAAGCTCCCGCCGATCCAAAAGAAACTGAGTTTAATGGATTCTTAGAAGAGTTTGCAACTAATGCAGAAATGGCCGTACCAGTATCAATTGCTACTTGACCTAAAGCTAATCCTTTCTGTAATGCACTTCCTTGTGCTGCAAGTCCAGACAAAGCGCCTAATATTCCGCCAATTGCGTTAGCGTTAGCCTCTTTAGAAAGTCTTTCGGCATCATCTAAATCAATTCTATTTTTAGTTAATTGAGCTACTCGCTTATTATATTCTCTTTCACTAATTAATTTAGTATTAAATAGTTCTTTGTTCGCTGCAATTTCTGCGTCGATTGCTTCACGTTTAGCATCAAACTTTGCTTGTTCATTTGCTTGTACAAATTCCAAGTCTTCTATTTGACGATTATAATAAATGCTTCTAATATCATTGTCAGCTATTAGCTTGTTATTTTCAATGTCTTGCTTTTTAGTTGCAAGCTCATTTTCTGCATCTACTTTTAATTGCGTACCTTCTTGGTAAAGCTTAACATTATCCTCTAAGCGCTTTATTTCTAAAGCAGATTCCTCGTCTAATATTTTACGCTTTGCAATTGCTCGTTCTTGCTCGTCAATAATTAACTCAGTATTGGCTTTCTTTTGAGCTATTAATAAAGTATTTATATTTAATATTCTTGACTTTTCTAGATTCTGTTGTTCTAATAATAAAGCGTTTTGATTTATTAATTGCTCTGATCTAAAACCTTCTACTTGAGCAAGTACCGCTTGATATTGATTTTGTGCCTCAATCTTTGCTTTTTGAAATTCAATACTTGTGCTATCTTTTTTAAGATTAGCATCTGCCGCTTGAATTAATAATCCAGCTTGTTGTAATTGCGCAGCTTGTGATTTCTCTAATACTTCTCCTAATCTTTGATTGGCATCTGCTCTCTCTTGAATAGACTTAGAAGTATCGTCTCTTATTTGTCTTTCTTTTTCTGCAAGTCTATCAAATTTTTCAATTAAACCAGAAAGTCTAGCAGCAGCTAATTCAGCTTGGTTTTGTAGTTCTACATTTGCTTGCGCAGTTTTTAATACATTCTTTCCGTAGTCTAATACCTTCTCTGCAAGCTTTCCTATCTTTCCAGTAGTATCGTCAACTCCAGTAGCAACATCTACTAATTCCTTGCCTGCCTCTTTAGCTGCTTCAACTGCACCTGCAAAATCTCCAGTAAATAATTTTTTTAATGCAGTTCCGACAAAACCAGCTACTTCTAGTAAAGAATTAAACCGCTCAATTAAATTCTCCTTTATTGCAGTCCCTAATTTGGATGCGAACTCAGTAGGATTCTCAAATGCGTTTTTGAAGAAATCAATTACCGGCTGAGTATTGTCAACTATAAAGTTCACAAAGTCCCCAACAATTATAGATAAAGCTTCCGTAGCAGTTGCAAGAACTTTAGTGATTTTAGAATTTTGTCCTAAAATCTCTCCAAACTTTTCAAATACTTTTAAAATAATAGAAGCAGCTCCAAGCGTTTTAACCGCTTGACCTAAAGAACTAAAAGCGCCTTTAGCACCTTCAGCAGATTTAGCGGCTTTCTTACTACTATCGCCTACTTCATCAATCGCACCTGATACCTCAGCAACATCCTTAGCACTATCTCCGGTGTCTACTTTTAGTTTAACTATTACTTCTTCTTTTTGCGCCATTAGTTTGCGTATGTTAATTCAAGAACTCTTAATAATTCTACTTTTGTCGTAGTTGGTATGGCTGGATTAAAATCGATAATTTTATTAAGTCTAAATAAAGCTCCATCTATATAAATTAGTCTTGCAAAATTTAGGGAATAAATATCTTCGACCGTCAAATATAAATAGCAAGTAAGAAGCTTACTATCCTTGCTTGTTATCTCGGCTATGTAGTCTCCCCAGAATGCAGTAAATAAATTAGTGCTTGGATAGGGAGTTGTTAAAGTGAAATATACTTGATTAGGTATTGCAAAATTTAAGTCATTAGTAGGCTCGGTAGGATTATCCAAGTGTCCAGCATATCCGTAGTAAGAAATTGAACCGCCTCCTAAATTGGCATTACCTTCTGCTGCCACCTGCTTTATATGATAAGCCGTGACACCGCTAACGTAGGCGAACTGCATAATTCTTATATTGTGGTCTTTAGAAACTTCTTTATTAGTGCCATCTCCTTTTTCTATGCTAAATATAGATGCGCATAGTTTTGTGTCTCCAGTTCTTTTAACTAAAACTGAAGGCGAAAATATTACTTCTACATTTTGACTATCCTCTGCAAATTGGTATTTACTATCTTCTCTTCTGTCTGCATACGTTTGGTTATATCTGCTTTGGTATTCGTCATTATAGTAATCGTCATCCTCTTTGTACTTAAACTCAAAATAACGAGCATTTAATTCGCTCATAGGTTTAAGGGAAACTTCCTTACTATGGTCTACCTTGTTTGACCAATCTACCGAATCGGCCGAAGGATCGGAAAGCAAAAGTAAACCAGTAGGATCGCCCGGTTCTCCATGAAGTAGAAGCTCGCCTAAGTCATTAATCTTTAAAAATCCAGCACCTTTTAAATAAAAATCAATATATGGTTCAATCAATAAATGATTGCTAAGCTCAGCATCCTCAAAAACATATAGATTAAATAATCTACATACCGAAGCAAAGAAATCTTTTTGTTTAATTCCTCTTGGTAGCAAGTCCTTCATGTTAAGCAAATCTCCTTCTTGCGCTGGAGTTACTTGCGGATAATCAGAAATAAATTTTAAATTAAGCTCAGGATATATAATACAATCAAAACTTAGAGAACCAAAACTATATTCAATTTTTATGTTATCATTTAAATCTAGCGTTGTTTCAATTGTTAAATCAACTAAAAATATTTGAAAGTCTACGGTTGAAGTAAATGTTTCTGTATATAAAGTATCTGTATTTTGTTTAACCGTTAATGTAAAATAACCTACTCTGTTTAAATAAGGAAATCCAACAATACTAATTTTGCCTAACGTTCCATTTTGACCTATAAATTTAAAGTCTTGGTCATTAATAGTTTCAAATAATGATAAATTATTAACAATTGAAAAATCAATTTTCCCCTCAGTTGGGAGTAAGCTATCAAATGTCCTAACATCTAATAAGTCTTGTCTTAATTGCTCAAGAAGCGCTTTGTTATTAGGTATAAGTAAACTTTTGAAATACGGAGTTTCAAAGAACGCAGACTCGTAGGTATAGTTAGCATTCTTAATAATCGAATCCATAAATTCGTAAACATGAAACGCTGGTCTAAATGCGTCTAGATGATAATCTATTGAACCATGCTTACAATTTCCGTAATCAATTAAAGGATAAACTACACCAATGCCAGAAGCTACTGCACCAGACGGATCCCAAGAAGCTAAAACATTTGCCTTTGTCCATTCCTCATTGTATGTATTAAAGTTATTCATCTCTTCAATTAGGCTATTGCCAATTGCAGCAGAAAAACCTCCAAGCTCGCCAAATACTACGCACTCATATTCAATCGCACCATCATTGATTCTGACCTCTAGTAAGCGTAATACACCTTTAAAAACTTGTATTTTATTTACAAAGATTTTTGCTTCCGCTTGCTTAGTCGGATCAAAATTATACCCAACATTTGGAAGCTCAGGATTACTAACGAAATAATTGTTAGCACTAGCAAAATTATATATGTGGCCAAAGACCTTATTATTATTAGCATTGCCCGGAAGTGTGATAGTCTTTGAGTAGTTGGTATTCCGTGAAGCGAAGTCCTTAATGTCATCTATGGCATAGTTTAATTCTGCTCCTATATCATCAAATAAATCTAACCTTGAACCTTCTATTAATATTTCGCTTATCATCTGTATTGCGTTTGTTGTTTCACTCCTAAATCAAAGTTTAATTCGTAGTTAAACATCTTATCTGCCGTGTCGTTCTTTTCTTCCCAGCTTGTTTCACGCATAATAATAGGATAGTAGTCATCGCCGCGATATAAGTATGCTTCGTTACTTGCTATCAATTGAGCGCCTAGCTCGTAATCTAATGCGCTTATGTAATCCGATACTACCTTGTATCCGTATGAAACATTTCCAGCAAAAGCTTGCGTACCTCCAAAGTGAACACCAGAACTAGCTTTGTGTGCCATCGCTGCTCCTACTCTTCTATATTCGTTAGTCTTGTAGGTAGATCGTGAAACCTTTTGGCTTTCTCTAGATAGTAATCTAAATACAAACGAATCGTATCCTCCAAATTTATTTTGGAATACCAATTGAACTGGAGTAAATCGTGGAGCGCAAGCATGCTTAACTACGATGGAGTCTGATCCGACGGTAACTCGCCAAGCATAAGTAGAACTAGTAATAAAAGTGCTACCCAAGTATTGATTGATTGCATAAAAAGATAAATCTAAAAGTAAACCGTGTTGAGTTCCAAGTCCTCCGCCAGTAGCAGAACTCCCATCGTTACTACCGTCTTCGTTTAGCTTTTGAATTGTAGCCGTAACGTTTGCGGAATTAGCGTTGAAGAATGTAATGTAAAACTTCTCTCCCGGCATAACTTGACCAGAAGTTCTATCTCTAGAAGTTAAGAATTTATTAGCATAGGTACTGATAGATTCACGGAAAGGATCAAGCGCATAGTTCCAACCTTTGGAAGTTGAAGAAGTAATATTAGTTGTTATTGCTCCACCAACTTGCTCGCCATAAATTACCGTAAAGTCGACGTGTAAGAAACCATCTGCGTATTGGAGTAAGCTACTACCGCTTGTGCTAAACCCACTTGCAAAGTAGTTTCTGATAATTGGAGCTGCATCGAATACACCATATCCGCCTTCGTCTGGATAATTTTTAACGGTTGCGACGGTAACGCCACCAATTTGTACATCAAATACATATTTAAAATTGTTTTGATTTGAATTAGGAGAACTTACTACAAACCAAAGCGCATCGTGCGCAGAAGTATA